GTCCTTGTCGAGTTCGCTTTGCGGCTGTTCGCCGATTTGGCCGGTCAGAGGCTTCCAGCGGGGTCCGTCCATGCCAGCGGCCGCGTTGATGCCGAGGAAGGCCGCCCAGGTTCGGTCGGCGTGATCATCGTCGCGCTCGGCGACGAAACGTGGAACGCCGGTCGGACCGGTCATCTTGCGCAGCTTGTGCAGGTCGGACCGCAACGCGACGTCGCCTGCCGAGATCCGCACACGTCGGTCCTCGAACCGTTCCTTGCCTTGTGTCGCCATCACCAGCTTGCTGGACGATGTGAACAGCACGCCTTCGATCCTGCCGGGATAGCGGCGCTCGGCGTCTTCCACGACCTTCTCGCCCATGCCCGTCTGGTCGATGCAGGCGCGCACCACCCAGAAATCACGCATCACCTCGTCGAAGGCCATGTCCATTTCAGCGAAGGTCGCGCGCTTCTGCTCGATCCGCTTGCGCTCCCAGAGAACGTCGCCCACCAGCTCCCACACCCAGACAACGTGCAGGTCATTGCGCCGACCGATATCGCGACCAACGAAGCAAGGGCCGCCCTGGTAGTTTTCGGGCTTGCCGGCAGCATCGTCCTCGCAAGACGAGATCAGATCATAGGAGAGCCAGGCGCTCGCCTCGTCGAGATATTTCAGTTCGTATTCCTGCGCCCAGGCGTCGTCGTCGGCGATGCCGGCCAGCAGCTCGGTGATGTTGCGCGGCAGTCCGTCTGCCACCGCCTGGTAGATGTCCACCACATGGCGAGACCAGGCTTCATCCTTGCCGGTGTCCAGTTCATAGAACTTCCCGGACTTGCCGTTCGGCGTGGACGTGACGCGGAGCTTCCAGCCGGCGGAAATGACCGGGAAAAGCGCCTTCCAGATCGCGTTCGAATCCTTGTGGAAGGCGAACTCATCCAGGAAGACGTTGGCAGAGAAGCCGCGCGCGGTGTCAGGGTTTGCGGGTAGCGCGGTGATCTTGGAGCCGTGTGGCAGTTCGACTTCGAGGGCTCGATAGGTGCCGTTGTCGCCGACCCAGTCGTAAGGCTGGATTTCGTCGAACACGAACCCATAGGCCTTCGCGTGGAGCTTCACGCCTTCGTTCATTGCCTCGGCCGCCTGGCGCTCACCGCGCGACAGGATCACCCAGCGCGTTCGCCTGCCGGCGATTGCCGCCTCAAAGGCATCGTCGACGATCTCAAGCGTGGTGGTGAAGGTCTTGCCGGTCTGACGGGCGAACTTCCCGATCTTGAAGCGCGACTTGTCGTGGAACCACCGGCGCTGGTAGCCGTACAGAAGCGGCTGCTGCATCACGCGCCCCCGCTGTAGGCTTCGCGGATAATGCGCAGGACCTCGTCCTTGTCGATCTTCTTGCCGGCCTTTTCGACCGCATCAACCGCCTGGCCGACTTTCTCGCCGAGTTCCTTTTCGACCTTCTGACGACGTGCAGTGGATACGCCCTGTGCCTGGGCGGCGGCGCGCAGCGCATTGGCAAGTGACATGGCACCCTTCGGGTCTATGCCAGCTTCGCCTTTCGACGTGAGCAGCTCGAAGATCAGCGTCTTGATCGCCTCGGCCGCGATCAAGGTCAGATCGTCCGACGCCTGCGGATCGAACTTGCCGGCGATCGTCGATGCGATCTCGCGCGTCTCGTTCAGCCGCTGGGTCATTGTCGCGAGTCTGATCGAATAGCGGTTGAACGCCGAAAACGACGGGATCGGGAATTCTAGCTCGCCGCGGTGCTCGCGCTGGATTGCCTCAAGCTTTGCGACGAACTCGCTGTAGATGTCCGTCTGCGTCCGATCGCGGTTCTGCAGCTCCTCGGCCGCCCAGGCGACCACGGGGGCGCACGCCTCCGGCAGCATATCGATGTTGGTCGGCCGGCCGCGTCCCATGGATCAGGCCTCCGGCGACGGGCGGGCAACGCCCTCGATGACGCTCTTGCGCTGCACGTGGTCAAGGCCTGCGCGGGTAATAGAGCCAATGTAGACCGTGCCGGCTTCGGTGATGGTCACGGCGCCGAGTTCCTTCAGCTTCAGGAGCTGAGTGCGAACCCAATCGCGCGATCGGTTATGGCCGAACGTCTCGAGGAGCGCGGTCAGCAGCGTTTCGTTCATGCGGCCATCGAGCTGCTCGGAAAGTCCACGAAGGATCACCAGCCGGGCATCGCGTGCGGAGTGTTCTTCGAAAGTGAGGGAAGTCATGCTTCAGCCTTTTGCCTCAGATAGTCGTCGATGCGGTGCACCGTTCGCGAAACGCTGCCGACCGTTTCACCGAGCGCGTTGACGGTGCCTTTCAGCTCCGCCAGTGCGAGCTTCAGTTCCATGACCGTGTCCTTGTCGGGCAGGTGCTTGAGTTCGTCTTCCACGCGCTGGATGCGACGGTCGTGCTCGATGAGCGTCTTCTCCGTCTTCTCAAGTCGGGTCCCGAGCGCCTTTTCCCCGGACGAGAAATAGCCCTTGGCATGGCCGAGCAGAGCGATACCGCCGAGGACGACGCCTAGATATTGCGAAATTTCTGCCGGCGTCATCGATTCACCTTCCGCAGCTCGCGCTCGTAAGTGTCTTGGCAAAGGATGCAGCGCGTCGCCGAAGGCATAGCTCGCCGGCGCGCTTCGCCGATCGGCTTGCCGCATTCTTCACATTTGTTCAGGCCATGGCCGGCAAGCGCCGATCGGGCGGCGGCGATCGCCGCTTCCTTCTCCTGCTCGACGCGCTGCTCGCTCAGTTCGCGGTCGAAATTGCCGATCCTCATTGACCGCTCCCGTCGACCGCAGCGACGGCCGCTGCGCGGCGTTGCTCGCAGATACGAAGTGACGCCCGATCGGCGCCCCATTTGCTGGTCACTTCCTCGGCGGTGATCGCTCGATCGGGAAGCGGAACGGGATCGGCGCACGGTTGCCGCGCCGAATCGGAAACCACGGGCTTGATGATCTCGGTGCGGATCACCGGCTTCGGTTCAGCGGGCGAGCAGGCGGACGCGACCATGGTCAAGGCCGCAAGCGCCGCCATCAGGCAGAGCCGCATTCTTCTTCTCCAGTTCGACTTGTTCTTGTTCGGCCGCGCGGATGCGTTCGTTGGCGGCGGTTTCGACGCGCAGAGCTTCGCGCGCCTGGTCGGCGATGCGGCGAGCTGCATGAGCATTCGCGCGCTCGATCTCGGCAGCCCAGAAACTGTTCCGCTCGGTGCGGGCTTCGGCCGTTGCGGTCTCGATCATGCCGGAGACCTTGGAGGCGGCGAAAGCAGTCAAGCTCGCGCCGGCCGCGAACAGCAGACCAGCGATGATGAACGGCGCTGCGGCCTTCGATAGCAGCGCCGTCATTGGATTTCTCCCGAGGCGCCGCCCGGCTGGTCGCGCGGCAGGTTCGCTGCCGAGCGGTAGTCCATAGAACCGAAGGCACGGTGGATGCCGAGCAACGCGGCGATCAAGGCGATCATGCTCGGGACGGTGATGCCGGCAAGGTCTACGGCTTCACGCGAGCCGCGCAGACCCCCAGCAACGATGGCGCCGATGACGACCCAGGCGAGGACGAACGAGGTCCAGAACGCCTGACGGGTGAGGCCGTAGCCGGGTTTCTGCATGTCAGGCCTCGTTCCGGGAAATGGTGCCGGCGGCGCTAAGGCGAACCGGCCCTCCTACGGGCTCGCCGCCGGTTGTCGGCCAGCGAATAGCCTGGCATCGGATTTTTTCGATGCGCGTGATGCTGACGCTGTTGGCCTGGTTGCCGCCGAGCACGTGATAGTGGGTGCGGTCCTCGCCGACATAGAAGCCGACATGGCCGCCGCCCGGACGCTTGAAGACGAGGACGGCGCCGAGAGCGGGTGAAGAGAGGGGCCGGCCGAACGTCGACCAGTTCATCGCCGCGAGCGGATTGGAGGGGAGCTTCTCTTCGGGCAGGGTCACCGCGATCCAGTGACCGACCGCCAGCCCGCACCAGGGAATGTCATCATTGCCGTAGAAGCTGGCGACCCACCCGCCGAAGCGCTTTGCCCAGGACATGATGGTCGAGTTGGATTCGGCGCCGGCGATTTCCTTGAGCCCCAGGTAACGCCGCGCGTCGCGCATCCAGACGGGTTCGACTGGTATCTCTGGCCGGCCATTGAAGATGATCAGCGAGCTTCCCAGGACCTGCGGATCGCGCCGCAGGAATTCAATGGTTGCGGCGGTCGCGGTGCCCGTTACAGGCAGGTCAAATCTCCTTTGAAACGCCTTCAAGCCGGCGATGACGCCGCGCCCATGCGCCGTATCCTGCGCCGCTCCGTAGACGCCGTGCGCAGTCAGGCGCTTGATCAGCCAGGTGTCGAAATCCATTGAGCCCGCCTTTCGCTAAGCGGCGCGCCCCATGTGGAGGCGCGCCGATCGGGCTCAAACTGGCATTTTTGGGAATGTGTGTTCATCCACGCGGCTGCGTGGGTCAGGCGGTCTTCCCCGCCAGCCAATCTTCAAAATCAAGCTGCATGTCGGCCTTGATCAGGCCCCAGCGCCGGACCGTGGCGACGTCGGCCCGGATGGTCCGGGCAATCTCGTTGATGCTCACGCCTTGCGCGAACATCATCTGGGCGATCCATTGGCGGCCCAGGGGCACCTTTATGTAGCCGGGGCCGAAAACCTTGGCAAGCGCGTCCTCCTTCTCCACGCCCAACCGTTCGGCAACGGCCGAGCTCGACTGGTATCCGACCCTCGACAGGTGCACCTGGGAGCCGCCGAACTCCAGCAGCATCTCCACCGCGCCGTCGACGCCGAGGGCCTCGACGAAGGGCGCGATATGGGCTGGCGCTGTCGGAAGCGCTTTGTTCTCACCGTTGCTCTTCATGCCCTTCCTCGTGTCCGCGCCAGCGAGAGTTTCAGCTCCCGCGCGGTCAGTTCCTTCAATCGTTCCGTGAGTGCCACCCGCCGGTGACTCATCGCAGGCAGGGCGGATATCCGCCGCTGAAGCTCCGCCCGCTCGCGCCTGAGCCGCGCCAGCGCCGCGTCCTCGCGCCATGTCAAAAGCGGGAGGGCGGCGCTTTTCATCTCAATCCTCGGGCCGCCATTTGATCAGCACGCCCTCGAACAGGCTGGCGGGATGATTGGCGAGCCAGAATGCCCCCATGTTCTCCCGTGCGGTCTTGCCGTGCATGCCGATGGCTACGTGGGTTATGTGCTCCGGCGCGAATCCGTCCGCGCCGGCGAAGGCCTCGATCTCGTCACGGTGGAGCCGCCGGCCGTCGATCTCGATCGCGGCGATGACGCAATCGAGGAGGCTGCTCGTTTCGATGACGATCGGCAGGGTATCGCTGCAGACCGGATCGGGATCCACGAGCTTGCGGCAATGCCGCGTCCGCATTGCTTGATAGAGTTGCACATGCTCCCCTGGCCGTGCATGCCGCCGGCGATGTGCCCGAACCGTCTGCAGCTTAATGCCGGCGACGATCTGCGGCGCGAAGAAACGTTTGAAACTGTAAGCGACCATCAGGCACCCGCCTTCCGTTTCGTAGCCCGGACACGCCGGCCGAAGGCGTTCATGACCGTGATCCAGTCGTCTTTGCTGCACTGATCAACTGGTATGCCGGTCAGCTCCTTGACGGCAGCCAGAAAAGCCGAGGTGCTGGTGGCGTGCGGATTGAGCTTCCGCCACTGCGCCCACGCGATCTTGTAACCGTCGGTGCGGGTGTAGTGGGGCCGGAGCTTCCCGTCCGACCAATCGACGCCGCCCACCCGTGCGATCCATGCCTTCAGGGCCTCGACTGCCTTGCGGGCGTCGTCGGGGAACTTCAGGAAGCGCACATGGTCAATTCCCGTCTGGCGCTTGACGAACGCAATGAGGGCGGCGTCGTCGCGGTTTTCGACGATGCCGAGGTTGTGAGCTGCGATCCACAGTGCCTGGAGTTTGGCGGCAAAGCGGCCGGTGAGCTTCGGACGGCCATCCGGCCGGCGCCCATTTTCGGCGACTGCGAAGCCCTCATCACGGAAGACGGTCAGCACCTTCTGGCGCTCGTCCTCGGTCATGTCCTTGGCCGAGGCCTTGCCGGTAATATTGGTGAGCTTGGACCGGTAGGTGTCGTCGTCCAGGCCGAGCTGCTTCTTGGCAACGTGGATTGCGGCAAGGGACCTCATAAGACCTCCTGCGAGGCCACGTGGTCGGCTTGAAAATTCATCATAGGTATGAACAGGCTCCTCCCCACGGAGGCGAGTCGATGAAGGAAAAGAACTATCTTTTCGAGAGGATAAAAGACGCAATTATTGTCGGACTGCTGCTCATCATAGCCATGGTGCTTCTGCCGCCGGCAATTTCTGGCGGCAGGACAGATTCGGTCGGCAAATTCGTCTTCGACTATCAGACGCTGATCACGGGAATCATGGCTGTCGGAGCCGCGGGGTGGACCATTTCTCAGATGAGGCGGAGCGACGAAAGGCAGGAAGCGCGCCATCGCGAGCTCGTTATTCTGGGTCAACGGCCCGAGCAAATGACCTTTAACGCCCTCGTCGATTTCCTGCGTAGTCAAACAAGGCTGATAAACGAGCGGTTCAGCGAACACGTGGCGAAGCTGTGGCTTTTCGAGGCTCAGCAAAAGGCGGACGGTCTCGATCGGTGGGTCGACGACCAGATCGCCTTTCATTTTACGTTGGCCGCTGCGGCGGCGCGGGAGCTGGGAGAGGTTCTTTCCGACGCGCGCATCGAAAAGATGAGCCATTTGTTTGCGCCTGAGCTCTACTCGCATCTCAAGGATACAGCCAAATATTGTGGCGCCCTTGCTGAGTACACCAACCCGGAGCTTAAAGACATCGATTATCTGAATCCCTCGACCGAGATAGTTCGCCTGGGCGACCTGGACATGACTGCGTATGGCCTTTTGGCAACCAACAGGGCCAACATTTCCAAGCTTCACAAGTTGCTGGAGGAGGTCCAATTCCCAGCGTTCGATTTGGTTCGGTGAGATTTCCTGGGTCCGCCCTGCTCGTGCTTCAGAGGGACGAAGTTGAACAACTATAAAACGAGGATCACGGGCGCCGCCTTCGTGGCGATCATGGCGGCAATCGTCCTCCCGGCTATCTTCGGACCGCCCGCGGAGTTCGCAGATCGCCATGGGGGTGACCCGTGGAGAAATGCGATCTACGACTTTCAAACCTTGATAACCGGCGTACTGGCGGTTGCTGCTGCGGCCGGCACTATCATCCAGATGCAACTGGCCGACCGGAAAAGTGACGACCGTCATCGGCAGAGCATGGAACTTGCCCTTAGAGGCGACCGTCTCTTGATTCAGCGAGCCTTGATTCCGCAGATCCATCACATCCGCGAGTGTGGTGCCATTTCGAACCGGCTTTACGAGCGGTTTCTCCAGCATTCGGGACAGGTAGACTTTCTGGACTTTCCCCCAATCGCGGGTTGGTGGTGGGAATTTCAAGAGATGTTTCTGATCATATCGGAAACCATCGAACGTCCATACTTCAAGGATGGAGAGCATCTCTTCGATGGCGACTTGAGCTACCGCATTTGGGAACTGCGGCGCCAGACAATGAACGTTCGGCCGCATTTCGAAACCGCAAACCAGTTTCTCAGCGGGAGGCCGCTGACTTATGACGAGGAAGGGAGTCTTGAGTACTGGAAAGACGATGGGGGCGACGCAGAGGTAGCGGCCTACGTCCGCTACTGTGCTCACGCTTTCCCCGGAATAGTTGAGGGCCTTGTACGTGTTGGAAGGGAGTATGGAATTTCTTTCCATGACTGATCTCATGCCTTCGCCAGATCGATCGTAATGGCGCGCCAGTCGTCGTTGATGCTGTCTCGCTCGTAGAAGCGGATGTACTCCTTGGAGCCATTGACGCGGATGGCGCTCCGGATTGCCTCCATGGCGTTGTTCCATCGGGCGTCGCCGATCTCCAGGCGCAACAGCATGAACACGTCGGAGCGGTTCACTTGTCCTTCCTTGTCGGTGTTGAAGGCGCGTGTGACGATCGCCTGGATCTCCGGACGGCTGCCGGCCGACCATTCATTCAGGCACTCGTCGATAAGGGACTTGGCGACCTGCAGCTCCGGGCCGAACACTATCTGGTCGGAGACCTGCACGGTGACCTTCAAGAGGCCGTCATAGCTCTGATAGGTCCGATTGCCCTTCTTGCCGCCGATCTTCGCGTTGAACTTCTCGGCGAGTAGCGCGTCGAGCGCCCCGAGATCCGCGAAGGTGTGTGTCTTGAAACGGCCGAGTTGGGCGGAAACAGCGCGGGCGTGGGCGATGCATTTGCGCACCGTCTGGTCCTCGAGCTTGTATTGCTCCTTCACATTGTCGACCGGATCGAAGCCACCAAGGGAGTTAATCATGAACCTCTGACCGTTCATGACGGTGACGCCCTCTTCAGGCCTGTCTTCGAAAATTGCTACGTCCATGTTTCTCGGGTCCTTGCGAGAGATTTAAGAGGCGCTTCCGCCACCGCCCGGCGAAGTGCCGGACGGAGGCTGGCGAAGCGGAATGACATTGCTGTTGGGGTCGAGCGGAACGAGACTGGTGGTCCCGTTCAGGCGCATTTCCATGTTGCGCCACTCGCTTTCGAGATAGGCCAGCATCAGGAGCATGGCGCGGACGCCTAGGGCCGGAAGATGGACTCCGCTCCGCTCGTACGGAGCGAGGTTTTCGCGAAGGTCTTTGATGATCTCGGGCACCATCAGTCCTTCCTCCCGAAATCCGGCCGGATCACCTTGCCCTCGGGATCGAGGGCAAGGTGGGTCAGGCTCTCGGTTGCGGCCTCTTCGAGTGCGGTGCGACCGTTCCTACCGTCTTCGCCGATGCGATGGACGGCCAACTCCTGCTCTATGAGGACCACGAGCCTGCCGAGGGTGCGGAGGCGCTCGGCGACGATCCGCATCTCCACCACCGAGAGGTCGACACCGGCCATTGCCTTCGCCTGGATTTCCTCGAACAGCGCTAGGATCTCGGAGCTGGCGGTGAGATCGAGGACCGCTTTCACTGCATGTCCTCCACGTCACGGTTTTCCCAGGCGGCCTTCAGGTGCTTCAGCGCCAATTCCTCGTCTGCGCCGATCGCGGCCATGTAGGCGAGCTTGACAGTCTTCTCGACCTGGCCGAGGGCACCGCCTTTCTGCCCGACGCCGGTCAGGAACTGCACGCAGTCGTCGGCGGTGATGCCCCAGGCGGCAATGTAGGTGCGGATGTCCTCGAGATAGGGCTTCGAGCGCTTGAGGCGCTTGCCGATGCGGCGTTTCAACTGCGCATAGCTCGGGCCGCCGTTCGTTTTGCTGAAGCGGCTGTAGACCTCCTCGTTGCCGACGAGGGCGATGCCGCACTGGTAGATGTCCATGAAGTGGCGGAGCTGGTTGATGGCATCGTCGACGAGGTTCTGCGCTTCGTCGACAATCAGCAGCGTGCCACCGCCCATCCGCATGAGCTTCGCGCCGATCGCGCGTGTAAGCTTGGCTGGGTTCAGCTCGCGGACGTCCAGCTCGGCTGCGAGTTCGACGAGCATGCCGTGCACCGTTCTCGTATGGGGGCTGATCGTCGCGTGGAAGACGTGCGGCCTGGTGGCCGCATACCGGCGGCATGCGGCGGTCTTGCCCATGCCGGCCCCGATGGTGATCATCACCATGTCGGCCGTCATCTGCGCCCAATGGAGCGTATCGAAGATTTCCAAACCGATCTTCGTCGTGATGTAGTCTGGTGAGTGAGGGATTGTCGCGGCGAGGCTTGCGCCTTCCTCGAACGCTTCCAGCCAGTTCCGCATCAGCCGGTTAAAGGGTTCGAGCCGGCCGATATAGCTGCCGGAAAACCATTGGCTGAAGGTACCTTCCTTCATGCCGGCCCGGCGCTGCACTTCGGCCTTGTTGAAGCCGTTCGCCGTCGCGATCTCAATGACGCGCCCGGTCAGGCGCCGCCATTCTTCGACGTCCTCCGGCGAATGCTTCGCAATGAAGTCCCGCGTAGGCGTCGGCCGGTCCCAGGTGCTTCCGGCTGCGGGGCTTGTAGTCACATGTGTATTCATTCAAAAGGTTCCTCGTGTGTTGCCCTTTTGGGCTGACTGGTGGGCGGGACCTTCACTCCCGCCCTATTTTTTTGTCGGAACCGCACTCTGTACATTTCGGTTCATGCGGACGGCCGGACGCACTACCTTTCGGCCGTATCCCCTTTCGGGAATGAGAGGATCGATGCGCCGCCCGACACACGGGAAAGCGCCTTCGAGAAACTGTCGGAGAATTCCTCCTCGCTGATCGCCTCTGCGGGCGCTGCAGCGAGGTTGCCGGTGAAGATGCGGGTCACCGCGGGGCGTACCGGCTCGGACCGCTCCTCGGCCTTGCGGCCCTTTTCGAGGATCGCCCCGAGTTCCATCGGCGAGAGCTTGCGGTGGGCCTTTGCCAGCGCCGCATTCGCCTTGCGGTATTCCGCCCGGTTACGGGCATGGACGCGGGCCGCATCCTGATTGTCGAAGCCGGTATCGGCGATGCACTCGGCGTCGCAGATGAAGCGATTGTTGAGGTCGTAGACTTTGATGGGCTTCGTCAGATGATCCGGATCGAAGCGGATCGTTATCTGCTTGCCCATGTACTGGTTGAGTTCGCGGCTCCAGTAGCGGTTGCCCATGAAGTGGATTTCGCCGCTGCCCTTCTGTGTCTTGATCGCCTCGGAGGCGAGGAGCCACAGGAAGCGCTGCGCCTCGGTCGCCTGGCGGACGATCGTCGTCGGCCGGCGCATACTCTCAGCGAAGGTCTCGTCGAAGCTCTTGCCCTTCGCGGTCTCGGCCCTGCGGCCGGTGCGCGCATTGTGCTCGGCCACCTGTTGTGCGACCAGCCGCTTCAGGTCCTCGATATCGATGGCCGTCTCGGCATAGTTTTCCGGCTTGGCATTCGGGTTCTTACCGGTATAGGCGCCCGAGCACAGCGGGTGCTTCGAGATGTTCTCGGCGAAGTCGCCCCAAGCGCGTTCCACCGGCTTCGACTGACCGGAGTGCGGCAGCACGAAGTGCGGTTCGATCTTCAAGGCGGTCAGCAGGCCCTGCGGGTCCTCGGGCCGAACCTTGAAACGGTACCGCGTGCGCGCGCCGCCAGAGATTTTCTTCGAGGCAAAGGCGCGACCGTTGTCGATGTACATGCGGTCGGGAATGCCGAACTGCTCGACCATGTCGCCGACGACGAGGCGGACCACCTCCCATGTTTCGGCCTCGGATAGCCGCCACGCGAGGACCTTGCCGGAATAGAGGTCCTGGATGCCGACGAGATACATACGGGTCGGCGTGTCGCGGCCCGGCAGGCGCACGAACAAGTCCAGTTTGTGACCGTCCATGTTGACCGCCTGCATTGCGTGAAGGTGCGCGCGGCTACGGCGCTGGGCCGGATAGAGGGTTTTCGCCCTGTCCTTGCCCTCGCGCGTTAGGACCTGGATGGCCTTCGGGACATCGGCCTCGAGGCGGCGTCGGAGCGATCGTTCGGAGGGGATTGGCGCCCAGCCGTGAAGGCGCCCGGCCTCCATCATGCGCCGGTAGCAAGCAGAGAAGCCGGGCTTCTCCGGCCGCAGATAGTCGGACTTCAGGAAGTCCCAGGCATCTGGGTGGCACTCGGCAACCTGCGGAATTGCGCCATCGGCCGAAGAAGAGGCTGGAGCCAGAGCTGCCAGCCAGTCTTCGGGATCGACGCCTTCCGTCGCTTTTCGCCATTCATAATAGGCGGACTTCTGAATGCCGGCGTCGAGCGTCGCGACGCCGATGGCGGCGGTCCTGTTCAGTCCGCGATCACGCACGAGCCGCTCGACGCGATCGATGACCTTTAAGCGCTCCTCGCAGACCGCCTTCTGTGCCTTCGAGAGCGCGTTGAACCGCGACCAAAGGAGGTTCTTCCTGGCCCGCGCTTCTTCCCAATTGGCCTCGCCGGTCGCATGGCGCAGGCGGAGCTGCGCGGCCGGCGGCAACAGGGAGATGTGATACTCGAAGCCGCCGCCGCGTCCGGCACGCGGCCGCGCGAGCGGTGTCGACCGCCAGCCGTATTGCGCGATCATAAGTTCGATGCCCTGGCGCGTCTGCGGAAGGTCCGGCAGGCGAGCGGCAGCGATCTCGGAGGACGTCAGCCATTCCTTGGTGCCCGTCATTTGCGTGCCCTCCGGATGGTGACCGGTCGGGATTTGAGCGCCCGCAATTCCGCGCGGATGGTCTCCTGCTCCTGCTGCAGGCGGGCGATTTCGGCGAGCCGGGCTTCATCGCCGATGAGCAAGGTTGCGCCCTGCTCGGATACCGCCTCGTCCCAAAGCCACATGGCGCCGGTCGCGTGCACAAAGGCGGCGAAGCGCGGCAGGGTGATGTCGTGGCCTTCCTTGCTCTCGGCGGTGTAGGCATCCAGCATCGCCTTGCTGATTGAAGGCAAGCCGAGATACTGCGCCATCCGCGCGGCGATGGTGGGCCGGTCGTAGGGGCACTCGCGGATCGCGCGGGCCATGGCGCGCTTCATCTTCGAGCGATAGCGGTCGATGTCGATCCGCGCGACGGGCACGCGGACTGGAAAAAGCGGCTCAAGGAAAAGGTCAAATTGTGCGGGATCGCGCTTCATTCCGCAGCCTCCAGGAACGAGAAGTCTTGGCTGTCGCCAACATGGGCGAGGAAGCGCCGGCGGGTGTCCTCGTTGGCGGTCTTCCAGGCGCCGACGAGCTTGGCGAAAGCCGCCTCCTGCGCGTCCGGTTTCGGCGTGTCGCCCTTCAGCCAGGCCATGGCTTTCTTGAGGTCTCGCTCGGCCTGTAGCACCTGTGCGATGCTCGCCTGCTCGGAAGGCCCCTTCTTCGCCAGCTTTAACAGCAGGGACTGGTCGTCCTCGCCGCCCGTTCCGCGCAGCGCGCTGCGCAAAGCGGCGTGCAGGTTCATGGCGATGCGGGTGACCTTCTTGTAGGTCGTGTCTCCGAACCCGAAACGCTCTTGCACGCGTCGGGAGAGTTCGCGACCGCCGGCGAAAATAACAGGGCACTCGGTGCCCTGTTTCTTGGGCGGGCGCCCGCCCTTCGGATTGATGGTGCCGTGCTGCTCTTCCCAAAGCTCGCGAAACTTCGCGACGAAGATCGCCCGGTCGAGCGCCGAAAGCTCGTTGCGGAAGAGGTTTTCGCTAAGCTCGAGGAGCTGTGCCTCGACCGCGTCGGCCGAGACGACGATGGCGTCCAGTTCCGCCCAGCCGTTGATGACGGCGGCGCGCGTACGGTGCCCGCCGGCGACAAGTGTCAGCGGGGTCTTGCCCTTGTTGGCAGCAGGCGTCCGCCGAACCATGATCGGGCTGATCTGGCCTCGCTCGGCCATTGACGCTGCGATCGCCTGGGCGTGGTCTTCGTCGATCGGGCGGGCGCGCTCGCCAATGTGGATGTCTGAAATTTTCGCGCGGATGAACTCAGCCATTATGCTGCTGCCTTCCTCAACTGCTGCATGAAGATGTCCTTTGCCTTCGCTGCCATGCGGGCGTAGGCCTTGGCGAAAACCGGGCAGCCGAGCCGCTCGTCGATCTTGCCAATGGCAAAGGAAATGGAGGTGCGCTGGCGCGCCTGGATCTTGACGATGCGTCGGCGAGGGACGCCAAACTCGACGTGGAGAATGTAGATGGCGACCTGCCGCGCGAGGGCCGCGTCAAACAGGTCGTGAGGAGGCGAGATGATGTCCCGCACGGCGATGTGCGAGAAGTGTGCCTGGACCGCCTTGTAGCAGCAGGCCAGCATCACTTCGAGCCGCTGATGTTCGTCATAGGGGTTCAGCATGACGCGTTCACCAGGGCGATGATCGCGGCGATGAGGCCTCCCAGCGCTACGCTGAACAAAAGCGCTGTTTGGGCCGCACTACAGAAAGGCGATCGGGACGGAATGAAGGGGTTTTCCATGTCTAGACCCCCGCGGCTTTTTGGCGTTGCCGCATGGTCGGCGGCCGCTCATAGTTCTCACGCGGCTGAGGGGATCGGCGCTGACCGGAGGGCCGGTAACGGCTTGGCCACAACAAGTGGGCCTTTGTACCGAGAGCAGCGGCGATCGCCCGCTCGCCTGCCGCGTTGGGCTCCCGGAGCGTCGTTCCGGCAGTCCCGCGCGGCAGGGTGTAACGGCGGTCAATGTCGTAGAGCGAGAGACCGGCAAGGAGGAGTTTGTGCTTGATCGCGGCAAGCTCTTCCAACTTGCGGGTCGACACGTCGCGTGGCTTGTCCGTCCTAAGTGGGCGGTGCATAGTCTTTCCTCGTTGTGAAAGGGCAGGCCCTGGCCGGTCTCCCCTTTCATGGGTGATTTGTTCCGTGTTCATGGAAGGAAATAGCCAGATTTGGCTATTTCGTCAAGGGGAGTGGCCATTTCTGGCTACATTGCGATTTATGGATGGTTTGGGCGACCGCATTCGTGAAGCGGCCGACGAAGTAGGTGGTCTAAAAAGGCTAGCTGAGCTGATTGAAACGCCGAGGCGATCGCTCGGCAATTGGTTGACGGGAACGCAGCCAAAGCCGGAGAACTTGCAGCGCATCGCGGACGTCACTGGTGTTAGTCTGCAATGGCTTATGTCCGGAGAGGGCTCAAAGAAGGAACGGACCGCCAAGCCGATCTCCCGGCCACTGTACGAGACCGTACACGAGCACGTCGATCCTGACGTCGATACGTTGTTACGCAGATTCGAGGGAACTGAGCCTCGTTCCGCCGCACCGACGTTGGATATCGACTTGCTACAGAGACTGGGCGATCTCGCGCAGTCGGTCTTTCATGAGTGCAAGCAGACGCCTCCGCCCCGTGCGATTACCGCTGAGGCAGGGAGGCTGTACAACGAACTCCTGCAGATGGTCGTCGATGTCCACGATGAAGAAGTCGTCGAGGCCCTTCTTCCCGTCATCCGCGAGCGATTGAAGAAGCGGTTGGAGGAAGCAACGGCCGAGCCTGGGACTGGGAAACGCTTGGCCTGATGATCGTCAAGCTCCGCTTGGATCAGCCGGAATTGCGGACGTAGCCGATTGCGCCGGATTTTTGATCTCGGTTGCTGCGGCGGATCGACGATGTGACGAGAGAGCACGCGCTAGAACGGACGCGGCGAAGGGAACAGAGCGACGTTGCCGCCCCGAGAAATCAGTTACGCATTACAAAACCTCAACACCCCTAAATTGCGAAAGGGTAGGTAGGACGCGCACCGTTTGCGTGCAAGTGGTATAGATGCAACATATACTTATGGATGCGACCGGGCGAGAGTTGGCACGGAGCTTACAATTCGCGGGACCGGCGGGGCCGAGATAAGCGTTCACGGCATTGGCCGCCAACGCGAGGGCCGGATAGCGCCGCCATCAGGTGCGCCCAGTCACCTGTGCGGGACTGGATAGGTGCTAAATTCCAGCTACTGTGCCCTGCACAGACCTCCCGGCTAGAACGCCATGCCCCAATTGGACTAGAAATGCTGTTCTGCTACAGACGCATGATCGGACGCAGCCGGAGCTTTTGTAGTATTGTCTAACCTGGAGCGGACATCGTTCTCGTATCAGCCCAGGTTCCTGTAACCGTTATTCAGTTTAAACTGGTCGAAATCAAAATCATAAATTTGTTGATCAACATTCACACCAGCGCGAAGCTCAACCGTTTCCTCCAGCAATTTATCGCCCATTTCTAAGACAAACTCTTGCAGTGAACGACCAAGTGGCGTGAGCGTTGTAATTGCACATACGTTTTGCTTGTCGACCGTGTACTTTTTGAGAGCAAATGTCATTCGCCCCAGTGCTTCCAACCGATCATCGCTAGACACGTCGGACCCGCTCAACAGATATTCATATAAAGCCAATGCTGAGATTACTTCTGTAAACGCCCCATGTAAGGCCACTAAAATGCTTCTTGTCTCGCGCGGATTGCGCGAGTGGTTTGACAGCGGGGTGTTTTCGTCCTCCAAGAAGAAGACGTTCTTCCCGAATGAAATCGTACTAATAATAGCGTGCCCACACTGATGAGCTATCTCTTCAATAAAATATGGAATCGATAGTCTATTGATTGCTGCAACAAACACTATTCCTGGCAAACTTTCGGTGGTGCACGACCGCATGACTCTATGGTCCACCATGACAAAATAATCGACAGATGTCTCAATTAGACTGAAGAGATGCGGTTGATTTTTTGATATTTGTTGAAGAGCTTGAAGCATTTCAATTGGTGCGCCGATCTTCGCGACACAACCATCCGTCAGGCAAATCTGAGAGCCGTCATCGCCGATAATATCGTTGCCGAACAAAGTAGTGGAATGTTCAATAACTCCAAATGGAAAGGGATCGGTGCAGGAAATGGGCTCGATCGTGAGAGATTCCATGGTGCCGCCAACGTCGACAAGCCACTCAGCGCCATGGTTTGCACGCAGCGAAACCTCACCATTTGGGATCGGAGTTTTTAAGTACCCAAGTGACGGCACAAAAACGTGACCCAACTCATTCGTGTGCGCGACAATAGCTGTTGAAAGTTTTCCCGAAACGGCCAGGGTTTGTGCAGTTAAAGCAAGGCGTACAGAGTTCGAATCCACGTTAGGCACGAATATAAAGGGGGAGAAAAATAATGACGCCCCAAGGTGGTCAAGACTTTGCATCAAATCAGCACAGTGGACTGCTACAAGCTGCCTTGCGTAGAGAGACATCTTATGTCGGCCTTCACCGACAAGATTATCGAGAGTTTTCCAGTTCATTTGCTCGTCCCCCAGGCCAGTATTTGGAGAGCGAAAGCCCCCCAAATACTGGATCGATGCCCTAAATTCCCTGGGGTTTAATCTCAGGGCCAGTCACAAGCATTGCATCCATCTTCTGGAAAACTGGTACAAGTTCGGGAATCCAGATTCCCGTGGCTTCAAAGAAGGCTACGTGGCAACCGCTGTATGTGCCAGTTCGGATCATTGGGTAAATGTCATTTTGATCTTTACGGCCTGCGGTTCGCATGAATTCATCCAACGTGAGCGCCATCGGGGTCTCTTTGGTTATAGGAGCGCTATTTACAAACATCGCCATGTCACCATCCTCCGTTGAAAGTACTGCGCTTCTAATATACACAATTGTAATTTTCGCGAAAGAGTTGAAAAGTTTGGGTATGCCTGCATGGACGGGCATAGCCGCGACTGCTCTTGCCGGGAGAGCTGCAAGCTTGCGTCGTCCTTTCCCCACCGCGGGAGTACGGCGTCCAGTCCTATGCTCAGGTTTTCACTACCAGGTCCCGAACATGCAAGAGGTGCTGACCATTGTGGCGCTCTCTTGCATGTTCAACAAGGATACCGGCGTCGCCTATCGCATTGATTTTGCTGCGCAAATCATTCCGCCGCGTGAACATGCAACGCGCTTGCAGGTTCGAATTGGAACTGTTGCTGACGTTGGGCCAGAAATCCGCCGGCCGGCCGACGCGTCCCCAGAGATGTTCCCTTACTCTTCAAGCGTTTGAAGAGCTCTCAAAGCCTTCGGCGATTTTTGACGTCCGTTGTGGATTTCCAGCCGGTTTCGCTATCGTCAAGCCCGCGTCGGCGGTTTTTGCTCGGTCCGCTTGTCAAAAACACCTTACCGCAGACGCCCTTGCGGTCCTCGCCAACGCCTTGTTTTGTCGGCGTTTACCGTCACTTCCCGTTTGTTCCCGGGTATTCCCGACTTTTCCGGCAATCTCTGACAACCAACACCGGTGCGATCCTGCATATTGTCGCTGGGCGCGAGCAAGGTTCACCAAAACGGCTTGCCGGATCTGCGAGGGAGTGCCGCCCTCCCGTCCACTCGATGAGCTTTCTTATTTTTCGAGCGCGCTCTATCACTCATAGGGCCTCGCTCTCGCTCTTGCGTGAAAGCTCTGAAGCCGCCACTCCTTTCCTTATTCGCCGTTTTGACCACGAGCCGCCACCAGAGGCCAGTGGAAGCGCCGAGTCTTGTGCACTGAATTCTAACGTCGTTAAATGAGTTACTGTCAAAGGTCATACTCGAAAGATCATTAGAGTAGATTTCTGCTGGTTACTTGATCAAGACGGTTTTGGCCGTCGGTCGCTCCTGCGCCGGATCCATTCTCCAAACTTTATGACGAGAACTGTCATCGGCGTTGTCTACCCTTATTTCTCGATCTGGAACTTAATTCTGCTGTAGTGGTTTTCCCTGGAGGAAAGAACCTAAAGGAGAACTCCAATGGCTGACAGAGGACCAACAGTAGTCAACACAGGGGGCAGCGGCGGTGGGTGGGCCGTTGCGGTAATCGTGATTCTGCTAGTTGTCGGAGCCTTGTTCCTGTTTGGCGGCGATCTCTTCGACGGCAGCGGCGGTGGTGGAAATACCGACGTCGACGTGAACGTGCCGAACGTTGAAGCGCCGCAGGCACCTTCAGGCGGACAGGAAACGCAGGCGCCTTCAGGCGGCGAGGGAACGTCGCCGGGCGGCGCTCAACAGTAGTCATCAACGTCGAGCCGTCCCTCGACGGCTTCCGGAACTGGCGAGCGCGCCTGGTGAGGCGTGGTTCATTTCTCCCGAAGCGCTCGCCCTGATGTCCTGCCGCTTGGTCCGTCCTCCCCGGCTCAAAGACGCGGAAGGGCGGAACTAATCCGCTCCCCTGCCGTTCAGATATGAGTTTAAGCAAACTCTCAAATGAGAGCATGGAGGAGAAGTCATGAACATCGGCAGGCTTTTCGCGGCCGGGTTGATTTTGGGCGGCGCGGCGGCTGCTGTACCTTCTGCTTCGTCAGCCCAGTCATTCGACCTGTATATCGGTCCGGACGGTCCGCAGCTGCGTGATCGCAGATATGACGATGACGATTACGATTATCGTCCGTCTCGCGGCTGCAGCGAGCGTCAGGCCATCCGTCGCGCCTATCGGCTTGGAATCCGCGACCCGGATATCCGGTCGGTCACGCGGCGCGAGGTCGCGGTCGACGGTGTCGGCCGGCGCGGCCGGCTTACGACCGTCTATTTTGCAAATCGGCCGGGATGTCCTCGCATAGGTTGA